GAACTGCACTACAATAGCCTTGTAGTACTCCTCGGCCAGCCACTGACTATGATAGTCAGTAGCGGCCGTGGCGTCTTGGCTGTACCAATCCCCCGGAAGGCCTGCTAAGTCAATGTCTTTCACGCCCCCTATGGAGCGGGAAAGACGAGGATCATTCTTCTGTACGAAGTCTGATGCTCGACGAAGCAGTTGCTGCACCAAGTTCGCAGCCGTAAGGCTGCAAGTTGGAAAGCGAACCTTCAACCCTCTCTCCTCTGCACTCAGAGGTAGAACGGGTACTTGGGAGATACTCTCAAGGACCCAGAGGGTACCACGCTTCAGGGCTAACTGGAGCGTGTCCGCCCACCTAAGGTGGCTCCCCCGGAAGTCTTTACGTCCGGAGGTAGGCCTCCTTTCCCAAGTGGACCCTATCTCCTTAACGAGATCAGGGCTCATTGCGAGACCAAGAATGGTCAGGTCGGCCACCGCCGCCTCATGGCCTCCTGCTCTCCTGGTGTAACCCAGGGCAGCATGGGAAGACGGAACGGTAAACCATTCCGGCTCCCCAGAGGGGCACCACCTGGGAACATAGTTCCTGCAAAAGGTGGTCCACTCGGGCTCGTAAGGTGGCGGTTCCGACAACAATCGTTGTCGGAGGAGGTCCAGGCCTACCCCCCCGTCATCGGGAGGGGGAGGCAAGGCTCTCGCCATGTAGCTAAAGTACAGCCCCTGGTACTTCAGTTGGAACCCCTTTGTAACGGGGTGCGACGGTCTAGGACCGCCGTAGTACCAGGCTCGTGCTTCAGCCGCTGCACCTTTCGCCTCCAATGAGGCTGCGTACGGGTGGAAGATTACTCTTGCAACCCAACGCCGGAAGGCGCGTGCCTGGGACGATGACAACTTCCCAGGCCTCCCGGCTCGTAGGTTATGCTTCCGAACTTTTTGAAGGCCGAAAGCAACAGCGTCTAACGCTGACCTAATGAACCGGAGTATCCGCAGGTTTTTATAAAACCGACGGACCTCGTTGGTTGGAGGGCGTCTGGCTGCAACTGTGAGCAGAATTTCTGCCCAGAGCGCGTACCAAGCGCCGATTTCCA